TTCTCTACAGGATCAGCTTTTTTCCTGATAGATAAGCTGTTAAGTGCTGCTATTGTATCCCACTCTTCAGGACTTGCGTTGTCAATACTCATCCGTACTTCCTCTTGAGGTAGTGCAGACTAACAGGTAACTCGTCAAAGGAACCGTTGTTTACTTCGTTGAGCATCCAAACACCTGACCAGCTACCGTTAGTTTGAGGGTTTAAGTAGTCTTCACTGTGGTTGTAGAAGATACCAGCAAACAATCCAGTGATGTTACTACCGTCTGCTTTACGTGCGTAAGCTATGTCACGGTCTTGCACGTGTCCCATAATGCACGACATGAACTTCTTTTGCAACATAAGTTTTGCACACGTGACGGGTCTACCCATGACACCACTGGTGAAGTAGTGACAGTAGGCGATGCCGTCGATGACGGTTGGTTGCAAGAAAGGTACAACTTCCCATCCAAGCTTTTCCAACTTAAAGTCGTCATAGCTCATCAGTCCTTCTAGTTTAGCGTCAGCTTCAACAGCTCTTTCAATACGCTGCTCATGGTTGCCTAACAAGAATACCATACGAGGGTTCCATGTCTTCTTCTTGTTACTACGAAGACGCTTCTTCTCTGCCTTGATAGGTGCTAGGAATAGATCCATAGCGTCCAGACCTGCTTTAATATCCTGCGTGTAGCGTCGTCCTTCAAAGGACTTTTTACCAACGTCATAGCTACTGAGACTTGGCATGTCCCAGTGATCCCCCAGATGAATGATAACGTCAGGCTTTGTTGCTGCAGCATATCGACCAGCCCAGTACAGATGGTCAGCACTGTTACCGGGTTTTACTTGCGTGTCAGGTATTACTAAGTGTCTAGTCATTGCTTTTTACTCCATCCGACAGGGCAGGTTTCAGGCGTGTACCATGTGAATCCTTGCTTGTCTGCCCACTCTTGCATGGTGTATCTTGTCCCGTCACTTCTACGTCTTGCTCCGGGCATGGCTGTTCTTGGGTTTTGGAAGACAAAGACAAGTTCCTCCTTCTCGCCAAGGCATCTGCTAATATCAACATATTTCTTCGCTTCCGCTCTATCACGAAACCTCCCTTTAGCTTCAATATATATAGTAGAATGTATACTGTAATATACAAAGTCAGGCTCGTAAGTCTTGACTTGAGTATACGTTAGCTTGTTGACATGGTACTCACACCGTTTAAACTTCTGGTGAAGATCATACTCGAACCAACTATCGTAGCCCTTGGGTATGTTACGTCTCGTTCTCTTCACTTGGTCTTTCCCATATCTGATTAGGTTCACGACGTAGCCAGAGCAGCCTAGCGTTCTCAATGACACGCTCTTCAGACTCTAGTAACTCAACACACTTGTTGAACATCTCTATCTCTGACAGCCCTTCAAGAAGCTTCTGAGACTTTTTATCGCCTATACCATACACACCGACAATGTTATCAGCTTTGTCACCCATGATGATTTGACGATAGAAGAACAACAGACCTTCCTCTGGGTTAACAGAAGTTAGTTCACGTTTGTTGAAGTTGTAATGTCTGCACGGTACTTGTTGAAAGTCCTTGTCGAGACTGACGATGATGCTGTCAGGGGTGGCGGTAGCGTCGATAGCAATCAAGTCATCAGCTTCCTCACCGTCTGACACAACAGCATTCCAATCATCTATCAGATACTGACGTATGGCTTCCAAATGTACAGGCTTTTCTTTGTCCTTACGATTACCCTTGTAAGGCGCAGTCACAGCTACATCATTACGGAAGTTACCTTTGCCTGTCAGGTAAACACGGTACTCTGGCTCGTCATCTATCTGTGTGTATAGATCACTGATCAGATCAGATAAGAAACTGCCCGTAGTATAACAGGCAGTCTTAACTGACTCATCGTCGCACTTGAATGCACAACGATAAGCTACGATGTCACCATCAACAAGGATCACAACGCTTCCGCTTCAGAGACGGCGTTATCAGTGTACTCGATCAACTCCGTAACCTTCATCTTGATCATCGATGGTGAACGACCTGTACCAACAGACCAATCGTAGTAGCCTACCACTGCCACTGCTTGTGATCCGTTAGCGATGAGAACATCTTCAGGTATCTCTACACCGTTCTCGTCTGTCAACCGCATTGGGTTCTTAGACTTCATGGTAATAAAGAACTCTCGTTCATCACCTTTGTTGCTAGGCGCAATACCCATCTCTTCAATGGCTTCGATAGCTTTCTCGCTAAGGTTGCCAAGCTGCACTTGGTACTTGTTACTGTACTTGTTGAGCTTGTTGCGCTCGCACCAGTAAACAGTTCCGCGAACAGTAATGGGTGGTAGTTTGTTAGCTGTCATAGATTTCTCCTAGTGAGTTTCAGCCCAGTTGTTGCCTACACGATACTCGCCGTCTAATGGACACCGTAGGCCAAGCGTCTCTCCGGCGATTCTGATTGAGCGCACACCGATACGTCCGACTGTATCTGCATAGTGCGCTGGTGTTTCTATCTGCCACTCGTCATGTACGTTGGCTACAAATTTGTGTGGAATGTTGCGTAGTTTATCTGCTAAGTGTACCACCGCTTGTTTCATAACGCAAGCCCCTGCACCCTGTAAAAGTGTATTTAATGCGGCGTGTTGGGATCTGACTCTGAGTTTTCGTCCATCGAGGCCAACAAGTACGCCTGACTGAGCCTGTCTATCAATTCTTCCTCTAAGTTCTTCAAGAGCAGGCGTGTTGTGTAGAAATCTCTCTTTAAGCCTTCTTCCAGTGCCGCTATTTCCTCCAACGATAGCTCCGATTTTAGCATCTCCGGCCCCATACAGAAACGCATATATGAATGTCTTTGCAAGAGGTCGTGTCTCAAGTCCCGCAGCCCGTTGATTAGCTGTATGAATATCGCCATTGAGGATTTCATTTGTATAGTCTTCGTCGTCCATGTAGTGAGCCAACATGCGTAGCTCTAATCCGCTGGCATCAATACCAACAAGTACGTTACCTTCGTCAACAGTCCAGCATGATCGACACTCAGTTCCAAACGGCGCAGACACTGCAGGAACTTGAGCCATGTTAGGCGACTGGTGTGTCATACGTCCCGTCACAGCACCGTTGGTGATGACCCTGCCATGCACCCTGCCGTCGTCCTTGACTGCCTTCAACCAGCTATCAATCTGTGCGACACGTTTCTGCAACATCATGTACCGTGCAACAGCCTTAGCTTCTGGTCTGTCGATGTCTTCGAGAACCTTCTCGTCCACGATGATGTTACCTTTTTCAGTCTTCTTGTCGAACTTAACACCAAGACCTTGCAGGCGCTCTGCTATCTGCTTGCGTGATCCGGGATTGAACACTGTGACTTTGTCTTTTAGTTGTTTTCCTGTCTTCTCAGACCATCGCTCTTCAACGATAGGCGGGAATATATCCTGTAGTTCTGCTTCGATGTTGTTCATCTCAAACATGAGATCCATCATCAACTTCTCAGCATACGGTACGTCAAGCTTGAAACCATTGCGTTCCTGCTCAGTCGTTATCCAGCCTACTAGATGCTCCAGATCAATTGACTGCCGAGAGAAACCTTCTTTGTCTAGTTGCAACTCCAACCACTTATGCACACGCTCAGTTAGTTCAACGTCAGCTATGCAGTACTCGACCATCTCTTCAGTAAAGCCTGCATCGAAGTCCTCGAATGCAATCTTTCCAGTTCCTCCAAGAATTGCGCCCCAGTTTCGCAGGGAATGTCCGCCTTCTTGACTGGGGTTGTAGAGTCGTGAGAGGTAGAGTGTGTCCACAACGCTATGCCTAGGGATGCGTACACCCCAAACACTATCAAGAACGTGACAGTCAAATCCGATGAGATTATGCCCCACAATTTTTTCAGCATCATTCAACACCTTCTGCAAAGTACTGGCTGTAGTGTGGACTTGTATATCGTTCTTCACCTTCGTAACTGCACACCAGATCGTTGAGTGATCTAAAGTAGTTTCGATATCCAAGTAACAGATACTCATAGTACGCCTCGTTTAAATCGTTTTGTTCAGGGTTGTGGTTAAACTTCTGATAAGTCTCCATCAACTGTTCCTGCTCTAATATCCAGCTCCCAATCTTGCTCATAATATATCATCTCCTCTATGTCTGCGAGTGTTCGTAGATCATCGCGGTCGATTACATCACCGTCATCTAGACTAACAGCAAAGCATCTGTTGCACAAATCTACAAACTCTTTGCTGATAGCGTACCGTCTTGTTGCTTCGTAGTCTGTTAGCTCTACGTCACACGCTATACATCTCACAACATCAAATCCTCTAACTGGTTTATTCTAAGATTGTAACAGTTAGCTCTGACAATGAATCCATTATCACCGTCCTGTTCTCCCTTCTTCAAGAACCTAGCATCCTCAAAATACTTGTCTTTGTCAAGCCATCCAAGAACGTACAGATCACCTTGTCGTATATAACGAGTAAACAGATACTTATCACACTGCTGATGCAACGATGTTTCTGCAATGCTGCAATCGTAATAGTCCTTCGGCGGAACCGTTGTCTCTTTTGTCTTAACATCAATGGTGATACCGTCCCATGTCAGGTCATAGTCCTTACAAGGTGTTCGTTCACAGTCTAAGTAATCAGCCAACATAATCTCTGCCAAGAAACCAACGGTATTACCTGCTCCTTTACGAATGCTGTTACGTATCGCTCCCATCTCAGCAGACTCAGCCAATGCTTTCTCTTTTTGTTCATTGGTAGGTGTTAAAGTAATCATTCATCCTCCGGTTCTGCTAAAACTATACGAACATCTTTATACATATAAGGATCAATACCTATAGTAGCGGCTTCACACCGGCGGTAACTCCCTTTAAGAATAACTTGAGGTATAAAAACACCATCACACGCATACATATCACCAATTAAAGTATATTCAAGATCACTCATAGCGGTTTCTCCTCACGTTCATCTCGTTGTATCAATCTACCTGTTGCTTCATTGTAGAATACTTCACACGCCTTGCCAGTCTTTCCGGTGTACCTGTTCTTCAACACCCGCAGCACGGTCGTGTTTCTAACAATGGGATCATCACTCTGACTGTTACGTTCAGCACCGATGACCGCATCAGAGAGCTGTGCAATCGACGCAGAGCCACGTAACATACCAAGGCTAGTGACAGCACCGTCCTCCAGTTGCTTCCCTTCAGGGCGTCTCAGGTGGCTCACAAGGAACATACAAATACCCATCTCCTGCACGAACGTCCTCAGCTTAGTCATGATCATGTCAAGTGCGCGGCGCTCGTCCCCGTTACTTTGATCGGACACCAGTATTGAGACGTGATCGAGTACGATATAACGTACGCCTAGTACCTTAACGAAGTATCTCATACGGCCCAGTACGTTTTCTATCTCGTTACTGCCGAAGTGTTCCCAGAGATAGACACGGTTCTCATAGTCCATCGTATCGTACACTAGATCAATGTCGGTGTCGTCATACTCACAGTCTGGTAGGTGGATAGGTTTGTTCAGCTCAAGACCTACCAGTCCTCGCATGGTACGCTCAGGTGTCTCCTCAAGAAACATCAAGCCAAGGTTATCTTCTGACTGCGCCATGATAGAACTGACTATCTCACGAAGAAGCGTAGACTTACCCAGTCCAGAGCCTGCACAAATAGTAACCAGCTCAGACGTGCGTATGCCGTACAGGTGTTTGTTCAGCCCCTCGAACGGGTACTGTACCTTCGCCTTGGTCAGTGGCTTCTTGATCAGATCACGTAGCTCACCAGCACCAACGATCCCTTCAGGTGTGTAGGGTTGAGCAGACCAGAATGCTTTGGTGTACGCATCAGCTTGATTGTTAACAAGGTAATCACACGCATCTTTGTAGCCGTTGACGTGCTTAACAATCCTTGCCTTGTTACCGAACAGATCAGCACATTCCTTTGACGCTCTCTGTCCCGGCTCGTCAGCATCGAAACAAATAACAATGTTCTCGAAGCTGTTCAGCCAATCATAAAAAAGGCGACAGTCCTTTGCCGCCGACGTTGCACCGTTACGGACACTGACAACGGGATACATACTACCTGTCATTTGATGAGCTGCTAACGCATCGTACTCACCTTCAACGATAGTCACATACTTACCACCTTCAGGAAACAAGTGCTGTCCATACAAGCCTGCTTGCTTCCAGTCACCAATGATACTGAACCGCTTGTCAGGGTTGCGTACCTTGGCAGCTATGGGTTTTGTTGGATCATCAGGGTTGTAATAACCAAAGGTTGTAACGTCACCCTGCTTGAGTGCTGCGTACTTCTTCGCCGTCGATCCTGTAATTAAACGGTCAGTTATTGAACGGTACTCCGCTGTGATTAACCGATGTTCTGTCTGGCTAAATGATGGCTTCGGCGCATCGCTGATAGAACCTAGCTCTCGCACGTTGTCAACCTTCGCCGCTGGTGTGTACGTATCACAGACAAAACACTTACTTGAACCGTCATCGTTGTACGCTAACCCGTCACTGCTGTCACAGTCAGGACATGGTTTATGTGTTTCAGTGAATGGCATCTTAGTCTCCACAATATCCGCTTGAACATCCTTCTTGAGTTATGTCTTTCTTCCTGTTGTTACGCTTAGACCAAGCATAAGCCTCGTCAATGTTCTTAGCTCCCATTTTATCTTTGGGTCTAAACCACGCCGCACCAAGTTCGTTTTCAAGTATACGTACCTTCTGTATAGACTGCTCGTCAAGCTCCGATACGGTTTGTTTGTTAGCAAAGATACAAGGAAAACATTCTCTACTTCGATAAGGCAACACCTCAAACCCCGCGTTGTAAACAAGGGCGTTACGCATATCCTCAGTGTGTCTGACAAGAGGTGCCCATAGAAGACGACCACCATGTACTACGGAGTCCTCAGTCCATTCAGGAAACTGAGATCTTGCACGGCTCTCTTCACGTCGAACACCTACCATCACGCAAGCTTCCTTCTCAGGATCAAGCTCGTCCATCAATTCTACTGATGGTTGTATCTTTAACTGTTGTGTACAGAATTGTCTACCGAACATAGGAAAGGTTTGTTTTTCTCTACAAAGTTTCTCCATGCCTTTTGATTCGGTACGGTAAAAATGAAAACCTTCAGCAACACACAGTCCCTCTATCCAACTTATCCTTTCCTCCCAATCAGGATGCGCCCAACCAGTGTCGTTGTACACAACAGCTACGTTGTCAATACAGGCGTCTTCAATGATCCACTGAATGAGGGCAATGCTGTCGTTACCCCCGCTACAGAAAACAAAGTGATCAATGGATGGCATGGTAATCCGCTCCTAGTGTGTCGTAACGCTCCCGCAATGCTTCATCGTCCAGCTCACCGTAACCTACGGCTAAGAACGTACCAAGCATATTTACGACCTCACCCATAGTCAAGTGTTCCAAGTCGTATTCAACAAGCTCGTTGATCATGTCATCTTTAGAGATACTCATTACCGTCTCCTTAAAAGTTTTTGTAATATTACAATTAATAAATTTAACGTTGCTGTTGACTTTACAGATAGAGTTTATCATGGATCTAATCGTCTGTCAAGCCCTCATCACGCTCCTGTTTGTAAGCCTCGATGTCATCCTGTTCAAACTCTTCAGCGTAGTTACCCTTCGCTTCCCAGTAGTCTTGGTAATCATCGGCCCAGACTTCCCAGCTTTCTCTACCGTGGATCATATACCACCTCCTCTTTGATTACACGGCACTCTTCGCCGTCCTTGATGTAACTATCGCAATAGTACTTTGCATTGTTAAGCGTGGAGAAGTGGTCACAACCATCAGGTGATCTTTCTACCCACTCCCACACATTACGGTCAAACTTCTGCACTATATAGAATTCATAAATCATTTACACCTCCACATCGTAGATATCAGTGGTCTCTTCATCTTCATCACGGAACACTTCTATGTTGTCCTCGTTCCATGAGAAGCCCGGGTTAAGATCCTCCATAGCGCAGTCGCAGGCAGCATTCTCCGCGTCCATCTCGTTCTTGGACTTGACATATACTCGCTTGCTCAGTGTGATGGTCACATCGTAGGCATAGACGTGATAACTAATCAAGTCATGAATCTCGTCACACTTATGCACGGCATCGTTAAGTAATACCTCCAGCTCTTCGAACTCAGTACTGTGCGGGCTATTAATTACGTCGTACCCAATATCAACACGCAGTGAATTGATCTTACTACGGATGTCCGTAATACCGTTACGGTCAGTTAATAAATAGTCACTCATTGTGTCATTCCTTCTAGTAGATTAACAACCTTATCAGCAAACTCATTCGCTGAGTAGTCACTGATTACTTCCATTGCCTCACTGGTACTTGTGACGTTGCCATAAATAAATTGGAACCACGCAACATATCTATCTTCCTTGTCACTCCACACCTGCACATCATCGAAGTCACACTCTCCCATGCTGTCCAACACAGTCATGTGTTCACGAGACTTCTTGACATCTGGGCCTTCACCTTCTCCAAACACACTGATGCTCTTGTCTGGATCACGTAGGACTACGTCAACAAAGTACTCCGCTACTCTTTTCTCTGTAAAATGCATTGTTGTTTCTCCTTCATTACTGGATACAAGTTTAACGTAGCTTGACAAAGCAACATGTGTCGTCTGCTATCTTGTAACAAGAGTAGCGGCCCTTGAGATATGATGACGCGCTTCCTTGGATCTTCTGCTGATCGTCGCTGTGAGCAGTGAACCATTGGCCCGGCTTCATAGACTCGAACAGATCTCTCCACTGACTTCCTCGATTGCGGAAGTTAACGGGTGCTGGTGCTTTCTTTGATTGGATTTTGTAATGTGTCATGATAGTTTCCTCGATTGTAATATTACAATTTAAAAGTTAAGTGTTGGTATTACATTGTTGTCAACGACAAAGCCGTTGGTGTTAGTCTTCGCTGGTCCTTTTGCCACCAGCCCCACTACTACTCCGCGATGATTAACGTTGACCCAGTCTGAGTTGTCACCGTTGATCACCTCTCTCCCCATAAACGTCCATGGGAAATTCTTATTCCTAAACACGACTGCCATCGGTGCATCGTTGTAGGATTTGAGGAAGCTCTGCACCTGAGATTGATAGTGCTTTGCTCCGCTGTAACTGAACATCAGTCGGTAGTTGTCCGGCTGTCGCTGTCCATGAAAACGTCGCGCCTTCTTCGTATAGTCATAAAACTGCAACTCAGGGAACGACTGAGGCACGTCGTAGTCTTCCCAGCTAATGTCGCTCATGACGTTAAGACGTACAACACCTTGTACACTCTGTTTTGCACACAGCTTGGCGAAGTTACGTAGCTCGTGATTAAGCTGTACCAGAAAGCGTTCCTGTTCATTGTGCCAGTAATCTGTTCGAGCCTGTCGCGCTTTGTTGATCGATGGGTATACAGCACCCAGCCCAGACTCTTTGAGGCAGTCTTCCATACAGCCCGCAGCTTTGGCACCAGCGCAGACCACGTCGTCGGGATGCATCGTCAACGTCGCCATGCGTATGGACTCGTCGCGGTTAGTCTTTCGAGCCTTGGTGTTGCCCAGTGTTTTGCTCGTGTCAAGTAGTTTCATGATGGAAATCCTCCTCAAGATCTTTTTCCATTTGTTCGCTACAGGTTTCGCAAATCATCACGCCAGTCTTCCAGCCAAGTAGCCTCTCTCGATACCAGTAGTCGTACTCAGGCCAAATGTCCTGCACGAACCCATCGCCAGACATCCAGCGGTCAAGACGCTCAGTGCTTACCTTCACAGCGTACCACTCGCCGCAAGAAAGGCACTTAGAATTAAGGTCTACAGTCTTCATTGTACTCTCCCGTTTTTGTAACATTACAATTTATTGATTGTTCAGGTAGTTGTGACAGTACTGAATAACGTCGGCAATACTATCCACCTTGCCGTCGATACCGTCGTCATACTGGCACCCGTCGTAGGTATCCCAAGCGTCTTGCACTAAATCAGGATGCTCTACCACCAGCTTACCCAGTTCAACGTATGCAGCTTCGAGAGCTTGAGCGGCGGTTTGGTTTTTCTTCTGGTAGAAGTTCATCATTTATTCCTCGTCGTTAGTAAAAGCGTACACCAGAGAAAACACTCCGGTGACTGATAACAGTAGGACGATGTCCCACCATGGTTGCCATTGTTCAAACATACCGCCTCCGTTTTTGTAATATTACAATTAGTAGTTATACTGCTCAGCGCGTCTGTCGCGTGAGTATGGTGTGAACTCTGCGTATTCATCGAAGCTGATAGGGTAAACGTCCATCGGTCCCTCCGCGTACCTGAACTGTCGATCCTCGAAACGCTTGTACGCCACGACATTTGCTGGCACTAGCGTCACGCTGTCGCCCTCGCACTGGTCACAGTCGCGTGACCATACGTACACTGGCACCATACCGTCGCGCTGAAAATCATCGAGTCTGGCCTTGAGATCGGCGCGGCGCTGTAAGTGATCCTCCGGCGCGTATTGTTTCATAGAAAAACGTGCGGTACGTAACTTCCCAATTGTGCGGCCGCTTCCCTTTTCTAGACGGTGCCATGCTATATCTAATAGCGCCATGAGGTAATAAACATTGCGAGTTTGATAGTCCATGATTAACTCCGTTTTTGTAATGTTACAATTACGCCGCCATGTTGATAACGTTCGACAATTCCTCTTCGAGCACCGAGGATACGAACGCTTGCAATGCCTCAGCCATTTGGCGGATAGCATCATCCGGTAACGCATCATCACCGTCGATCTGCTTTGCGAGCGTGGTGAGTATGTCGCGCTTCGCTGTTTTCTGCGCCGTCACTATTTGCCATTTAGTCTCGCCGGTTTTCTTAAAGTGTTTAGCGCCAATTTTAACGTCGAACATCTCAAGCGACTCGCGCTGTACGGTGGTGCGTAGCGATGCAATAGCGGCCTTCGCTTCAGTGGCTAGGCGCTGTTTCGCTTCGCTGTCAGACGTAGTGTTAGAGGCAAGGTACAGCTCGTGAAACGCTTCAAGTAAAACGTCTGCGCCTTTAAGCGTTTTAGTGTCGATTGTCTCGAGCGATTCAACTACCATTGCTTTAAGTTTCGCGTTTTTGCGTACGTTGGCAAGTGCCAGAGAATAAATAGGATTTGTCATTGTAGTCACCTTTTGTAATGTTACAGTTTGATTGGTTTCGACGTGCCGTCGTCTCGTCAGTGCATCGGCGTTAGATGCAGACCATATTTTCCCATCGCTTCAAATGGGCGCGTCTCATTTTCCGAACCGGAAGTGATGGACCGACACCGTCTATTAAGACCACTATGCCGTTCACGTGCCTAGTTGATAGGCTACGCATTCGGGGAATCCTGTGACGGTCCCCTAGTGACTGATACTAGCAGTGATGGCGGATCTGGAATAACAGTAACAAGGTAGCGTCCGTTTGTCCCATCAAAGAGTCATCTCGACTCGCGCTTGCTAGATCTCTGGCAGTCACTAGCAAGTGATGGATGTCCGTTTCTCTTTTACCTTGCGACTGTCACACAGCGTCCGTATCGCTGTTGGGTTAGAAGGGCGCAGTCACTCGCCGCTTGATGTGCACAGATTAGGTAAGCGTTTTTTTAATGTCCAGAAAATTTTAGTTATAATTTTTCGCTGAACCATTCACGCCATCAATAGTCTAACGCGACTACTATAATTCTCTGATAGTGTCAATATCAAACGGACTAAAAAAATACTTGACAAACTTGAAAACACCACTTATCCACAGAAATTTACCCTGTTGATAACTTATCCACAACCACCTAGAACGCTCTGTATTGCCCACCATTGAACGTTAACACTACCCCATGCCCTAGCATGTCTTTTTGAAACGTCCCGCACAGGTCAATTGAGAGCGTCACAGGCCCATGTCGGTTTTCGGAAATTCGCTGAAATGGGGCATAGGATACTGTATAAATGTACAGTAGTTTTTCAGCTGATAGAGGATACTGTATAGATGTACAGTACTGGTTATCTGTACAGGTCCCACCTAGACTCTCACATCTGCAGATCTTCCTAGGCATCAGCATATGCAAATATAAGCATATCTTTATGTTTGTCTGCAAAGATCTGGGGCGGGGAGGGGGCTGTGACTGCGGCGTGTGCGTGTGTTGCTACCTAGACACAAAAAAGAGTCAAATTAAACCCTAAAATAACCCCTAGTTATCTAACAAGAAACAATATATAAATCAATGACATAAGCAGTTCAGAATCTGGACCGTGCTGGTACAGTTTAAAGGACGTTGTCAAGTCTTTTATAAATATATTATTTTTTTTTTCAACAAAGGTATTGCTTTTTGTTCGTTTTTATGATATACTATTAGTATAGACTTAGAAATTACTCTTTAAAGATTCTTTACCGCGCCGTATAAGATAAATTATTATAAGATAATTATTAAATGTATAACTTATAAGGCTTACAAGAATCTTATAAGAGTCTTTAAAGAGGGCTTTTATGACTGATAACGCAGTTCCTCCTAAAAGGAAACGTGGAAGACCACGTAAAACTGAAGTTTCGTCTGTTAAAAAAGGTAGTCGCAACGCTGTTGGTCGCCCAAAGGGTGACGCAGCAATCATAAACGAGTATAAAGCTCGTATGTTAGCTTCACCAAAGTCAAGAAAGGTGCTTGATACCATCTTTGAAGCTGCAATGGACAACGATCATAAGAATCAAGCAGCAGCTTGGAAGCTTGTTATGGATCGTATCCTGCCTGTTGCAGCGTTTGAGAAGGATATTGTTAAAGATAGTGGGCGTAACGCCATTCAGATTAACATTAGTGGTGTTGGTACTGTAGATGTTGAACAACCTAACATTATAGATGGAGAGGTAGTTGATACAGATGAATCTTAAACACTTTAAACGTGAAGAATTTGACTGTCAAGTTACTGGCACCAACAACATGGAGCAAGACTTTTTAGAAAAGTTAGATATGTTACGGACGTTGTGCGGGTTTCCCTTTGTTATAACAAGCGGTTATCGTCATCCTACGATGCACCCTATAGAAAAAAAGAAGGACGTACCCGGCACACACGCCCAAGGGATAGCGGCGGACATAAAAATAACAAACGCCGCTGATCGCCTAAAGTTCGTTAGTGCTGCTCTTGATATGGGTTTTACAGGCATAGGTGTTGCTTCTGATTTTATCCACGTTGACACCCGTGGCACAACTCCTGTTATGTGGACGTACTCATGAAGTTTTCTCACGGTGACGCACTAACAGCAGGGTCTGCTAATACTATCCTAGACGTACCTGCTGGCTACGACGCAATAGTTACTTACTTATTTATCTCGAACACAACAGGTAGTAGTAAAAGTCTTAGTGCTAAGTGGGTACATAACGGTGTGGACATTGACTTTCTAGCGGGTAAGAACGTAGGGTCAGGAGAGTTTCTAGAGTTTGGTGGACAGTACGGTGAGTTTCTTGTAGCAAAAGAAGGAGACACTCTGAGTCTAACACCAGAAGCTACCTCTACGTTTGTGAGTATTATTTCTTTTGAGCTAGTACCAGCAACACCAAGGTTGAACTTTTGACGGACCTTAATATAGAACTACTGCCTTGGCAACAAGACGTTTGGGCAGACGACACACGTTTTAAAATAGTAGCTGCTGGGCGACGTACAGGTAAGTCTAGGTTAGCAGCGTGGATGTTAATTGTTAACGCACTACAGGCGGACAAAGGCCATGTATTTTACGTCGCACCTACTCAGGGACAAGCCAGAGACATTATGTGGTCCACCCTCTTGGAACTGGGGCATCCTGTTATTAGTGGTAGCCACATTAATAATTTGCAAATTAAGCTTGTCAACGGAGCCACGATCAGCCTCAAAGGTGCAGACAGACCTGAAACAATGCGAGGTGTCAGCCTTAAGTTTCTAGTTATGGACGAGTATGCTGACATGAAGCCAGAGGTGTTTGAGCAAATCCTTAGACCTGCCTTGGCTGACCAAAAAGGATGTGCAATGTTCATAGGCACACCAATGGGAAGAAACCACTTTTATGAACTTTACAAGTATGCGGAGCTAGATGATGACCCTACGTACAAGGCTTGGCATTTTACATCTTACGATAATCCTTTACTTGATCCGTCAGAGATTGATATTGCAAAGAGAAGTATGTCGAGCTATGCGTTCCGTCAAGAATTTATGGCGTCGTTTGAAGCTCGCGGGTCAGAAATGTTTAAGGAAGACTGGGTTAAGTTTAGTGAAGATGAGCCGGAAGTAGGAGATTATTACATTGCCGTTGACTTGGCAGGCTTTGAAGAAGTTAACAAGAAAAAAACCAAAAACTCTAAACTTGACGAAACAGCCATTGCCGTGGTTAAGGTCAATGAGCATGGTTGGTATGTTGACAATATCATACACGGTAGATGGACACTTGACGAAACAGCAGCTAAGATATTTCAGGCCGTTAGAGATTACCGTCCCGTGTCGTTGGGAATCGAAAGAGGTATTGCTAAACAAGCTGTCATGTCACCATTGATGGATATGCAGAAACGTTATGGTATGTTCTTTAGGGTTGAAGAGTTGACCCACGGAAACAAAAAGAAAACAGACCGTGTTATGTGGGCGTTACAAGGACGGTTTGAAAATGGGTACGTAACGCTAAACAAGGGTGAATGGAACAGTAGGTTTCTTGATCAACTATTCCAATTTCCTGATCCTTTAACACACGATGACTTGATTGATGCACTAGCGTACATTGATCAGTTAGCTAATGTGGCTTACGACTACGCATACGAAATCGAAGACCACGAAATCTTAGACGTAGTAGCAGGGTATTAATATGAGCGAATTTTATGACAACGACCCACTTATGGTTGAACAGACAATTGAAGAATGGGTCATAACCAAATGTGAGGATTGGCGTGACTATTACGAGTCAAACTATGAGGGAAAATTTGAAGAGTACTATCGATTGTGGCGTGGTCAATGGGATCCTGCAGACAGTGAGCGTAGGTCTGAGCGTTCCCGTATTATTTCTCCTGCACTACAGCAAGCTGTTGAGTCTAATGTCGCTGAGTTAGAAGAAGCTACGTTTGGACGTGGTAAGTGGTTTGACGTTAGTGACAACATGGGCGACACAGATCGTCAAGATGTACAGTTCCTACGTAACAAACTAACTGAAGACTTTGAAAACTGCATGGTACGTAAAGCCGTAGCAGAATGCTTGATTAACTCAGCAGTGTTTGGTACAGGCATTGGTGAAATTGTTATTGAAGAAATGAAGGAGATGGCTCCTGCTACTCAACCTATCATGGGTGGTGATCTTCAAGCAGTCGGTGTAAACATTACTGACCGTGTAGTTGTAAAGCTTAAACCTGTACTACCTCAGAACTTCTTAATTGACCCTGTAGCTACGTCTGTTGACGACGCTATGGGTGTTGCTATTGACGAGTTTGTTAGTCGTCACCAAGTAGAGTTGTTACAAGAACAAGGTGTTTACCGTGACGTGTACGTAGGTAACGCTGCTCCTGACACTGACTTGGAACCTGACCAAGACCTAACTATTTACAATGACGACAAAGTACGTCTTACTAAGTACTACGGTTTAGTACCACGAGAGCTTCTAGATAACGCTACAAGCGACGATGACGAAGAGGCAGTACCTGAGGAAGGGTCAGAGTCAAAGTACGTAGAAGCCGTTGTAGTGATCGCTAACGGGGGTGTACTTCTTAAGGCTGAACCTAACCCTTACATGATGATGGATCGTCCAGTAGTAGCGTTTCCTTGGGACGTAGTACCCGGTAGATTCTGGGGTCGTGGTGTATGTGAAAAAGGTTACAACTCTCAGAAAGCACTTGACACAGAACTACGTGCTAGAATTGACGCACTAAGTCTTACTATTCACCCAATGATGGCTATTGACGCCACTCGTCTACCACGTGGTGCTAAACCAGAAATACGTCCGGGTAAGATGATTCTAACCAACGGGGATCCTCGTGAAGTACTTCAACCATTCAACTTTGGTCAAGTTAATCAAATTACTTTTGCTCAGGCCGGAGCATTGCAGCAGATGGTACAGCAAGCAACAGGAGCTGTGGACTCAGCAGGAATTGCAGGTCAGGTTAACGGCGAGAGTACTGCCGCTGGTATTAGTATGTCTCTTGGCGCTATTATTAAACGTCACAAGCGGACACTGATTAACTTCCAACAGTCGTTCTTGATTCCGTTTGTTAAAAAAGCTGCACACCGTTACATGCAGTTTGACCCAGAGAACTACCCTGTTGCTGACTACAAGTTCAACGCAAGCAGTACTTTGGGTATTATTGCGCGTGAGTACGAAGTTACTCAGCTTGTACAGTTGCTACAAACAATGGGTAAAGACTCTCCGCTTTATACTACATTAATTCAATCTGTTATTGACAACATGAACTTGTCTAACCGTGAAGAACTTCTTGCGGCTATGCAACAAGCTATGCAGCCTAACCCGCAAGCTCAACAGATGCAAATGGCGGCGCAACAAGCACAGTTGCAATTCCAGCAGTCTCAAACAGCAGCACTGTCTGCTCAGGCTCAGGAGTCGCAGGCTAGGGCTACTAAGCTGGCTGCAGAGGCTCAGGCTGTACCTATGGAACTTGAGATTGATCGTATTAACGCTGTTACTCGTAACCTACGTGAAGGTGACGCTGAAGATAAAGAGTTTGAACGTCGCATGAAAGTGGCTGATACTCTCCTTAAAGAAAAGCAAATACAAGGTAAAACCAATGCTAATAACCCAGAAAGAAATGCAAATGTTGCTGGACCAAGTCAACAACCACTTCCAAGGAACGTTCCAGCGCCTACAAGTCCTAGAGGACCAAGTGGTCCAACTGGAAACCAAGGTGGAGGAATTGTCTAATGCCAAAGTCCAAGGATCCAAAACTAGCACGAGCAGGAGTAAGCGGGTACAACAAACCAAAGCGAACGCCTAGCCACCCTACTAAAAAGTTTGTAGTAGTTGCCAAGGAAGGCGACAAGACTAAGACTATACGATTTGGTGACGCAAAGATGACCATTAAGAAGGATCAGCCTGCACGTCGTAAGTCGTTTAGAGCGCGTCATAAATGTGACACAAATCCACCTAGTAAACTCACAGCACGATACTGGTCGTGTAAAAAATGGTAAGGAGATAGCTATGCCAATGGTAAAAGGTAAGAAGTACCCATATACAGAAGCAGGTAAAAAGAAAGCTAAGGCCGCTGCAGGACGTAGAAGAAAAACTACAAAAAAAGCTTGACAGATGTTTAAAAACATGCTATAATATTAATATATACAGAAACTTTAGAGGAAACTATGACACCCGAGCTTGAAACATACTTTAACAATTACAATGAATTGTTTAATCACGAAGGTTTCAAACAACTCGTTAGTGAACTTTCTAACAACGCAACACAGTTAGCAGATATTCAAACAGTAAAAGATCAGGAAGATTTATACTTCCGTAAAGGTCAAGTAGCTGCTTTTGCAACTGTTATTAATCTACAGGCTACTATTGAGACTGCTCGTGATCAAGCTGAAGCAGAAGCTCAAGAGCCTGTAGATGTTTAAAGTCTTTGATTTCCGTTGTACAAACGGGCATGTCTTTGAAGAATTTGTAGAAGGTACCGTTACAACCAGTAGGTGCGGTTGTGGTGCCAACGCTACAAAAATGGTATCTGCCCCGTCTTTTCACCTTGATGGTGCTTCCGGAGACTTTCCGGGTCAGCACATAAAATGGGTTAGGGAACACGAAAAAGCAGGTAAACAATAACATCTCCATAATGATAACGATCACGGAGTTTAATTATGTCTAGAGCAACGATTATTGATCAAGCCCCTGAAGAAGGAAACGCTGATCAAATCGAGCAAAACGAAGTTAACGAGATTCAACACGACGTTGAGCAACCTCAGGCCGAAGAACCAAGTTTACCAGAGAAGTACCAAGGTAAGTCTTTAGAAGAAATAGTACAGATGCACCAAGAAGCTGAGAAGTTACTTGGTCGTCAGTCTTCTGAAGTAGGCGAACTTCGTAAAGTTGTGGATGATTACATTAGTACTCAAACACAGCAAGCACCTCAACAACAATACGTTGAGCCTGAAGACGATATAGATTATTTTACGGATCCTCAAGCAGCCGTTAATCGTGCTATTGAGAATCACCCTAAGATTAGAGAAGCACAGCAGTACACTGAGCAGTACAAAAAGCAGTCGTCACTTGCAACGCTTCAAGCTAAACATCCAGACATGCAAACAATTCTTGGCGACCCCAAGTTTGCTGAATGGATCAAGGCATCTAAGATTAGGACTCAGTTGTTTGTAGCCGCTGACCAACAGTACGACGCTGACGCTGCTGACGAATTGTTTACACTCTGGAAAGAACGTAAAACAGTTGCACAGCAAACTGCCAATGTTGAAAAACAGGCACGTAAGCAGACACTTAGAGCAGCCAATACAGGCAACGCACGAGGCACTGGTGAGGGTTCACGTAAAAAAGTATATCGCAGGTCCGACATTATTAAACTAATGAAAACAGACCCTGAGCGTTATCAAGCTTTGTCAAATGAAATATTACAAGCTTATGCAGAGGGTCGTGTCAAATAATCTAAAGGAGATTAGACATGGCTGGTGAAACTTCCGGTGCATATTTTACAGCTAATGCTGTAGTAGACAAAACAGCAGCAGGTACTTTCATTCCAGAAATCTGGAGTGACGAGGTAATTGCTGCATATCAAAAGAACCTTAAGATGGCTCCTCTTGTCAAGCGCATTCAAATGGCTGGCAAGAAAGGCGACGTAATCCACATCCCTAAGCCTACTCGTGGTGCAGCTTCTGCTAAGGGTGAGTCCGCAGCAGTAACAATCCAAGCAAACCTTGAGTCAGAGTTGACTGTCACTGTTGACCGTCACTTCGAGTACTCACGTCTTATCGAAGACATCGTAGAAGTACAAGCTCTAAACAGCCTCCGTCAGTTCTATACTGAAGACGCTGGTTACCAGCTTGCACTTAAGGTTGATACTGACCTTATCAACGCTACTACTGGTTTCGGTGACGGTACTCGTACTCAAGCTCCTACTGACGGCGCTAACTGGGAAAATAGCAACAGCTACTACTTTAACGCTGCTCTAGGCCTTGCTACTTACACTGACGACACTGTAGCTACAGGTGACAACTTCACTGACCTTGGTTTCCGTGAAGCTATCAAGCTTATGGACGACGCTGACGTTCCTATGGAAAACCGTGTACTTGTAGTTCCACCTGCAGTACGTAAGTCTTTGATGGGTATTGACCGTTACGTGTCTTCTGACTTTGTCGGTGGACGTGGCGTTGAGTCAGGTCTTATTGGTAACCTTTACGGCGTAGACATTTACGTTTCAAGCAACGCTCCTGTATTGGAGACTGCTGCTCAAAACTCTATCGCTGTACGTGGTTGCTTGTTCTTCCACCAAGACGCTCTCGTTATGGCAGAGCAGATGGCAGTACGTTCGCAGACTCAGTACAAGCAAGAGTACCTCTCTACTCTGTACACTGCAGACACACTCTACGGTGTTGAAGTATATCGTCCAGAAGCAGGATTTATCCTCGCAGTCGCTGACGAGTAAGACCAATGGGGGTCAGCAATGGCCCCTTTTCCTTTTCTTTAGTAGGAGTAGTTAATGCCTATATTCCGTGGAACAGGTGGTTCTGGTGATGCTAGTACAGATGCTTATGCGTCAGAAGTAGCCACCAGCGCACAGACTGCTACTACTAAAGCAAACGAAGCTAGTGCTTCTGCAGCAGCAGCGGCAACCTCAGCAAGTAACGCAGCAGGTTCTGAAGCGTCAGTAGCGGCTGATGCGTCTACTGCGTCTACTGCAGCAAGTAATGCTCAGACTGCTCAGACAGCAGCGGAAGCAGCGCAAACAGCATCTGAGGCTGCACAAACGGCTGCTGAAGCGGCACAAACAGCAGCGGAACTAGCGGAAACTAACGCTGAGACTGCTGAAACTAATGCAGAGACTGCGGAGTCAAACGCTTCTGATAGTGCTACAGCGGCTGCGTCAAGTGCTACGTCTGCTGCAGGTTCAGCTACTACGGCTACAACTCAAGCCACAACGGCTACGACTCAGGCTACTGCAGCGGCAACATCTGCCAGCAACGCAGCCACTAGCGAAAGCAATGCAGCAACTTCGGAGACAAACGCAGCAACGTCTGCTAGTAATGCGTCTACGTCAGAAACCAATGCGGCTACTAGCGCTACTAACGCAGCAACCAGTGAGACTAATGCAGCTAACTCTGCTACGTCTGCTTCAGGGTCTGCTACTACGGCTACCAACCAAGCCAGTGCAGCGTCAACCAGTGCAAGCAACGCAGCTACTTCTGAGAGCAACGCATCCACCAGTGAAAGCAACTCTGCCTCTAGCGCCTCCTCAGCGTCCACCTCAGCCACAAACGCAGCTACCAGTGCTACTGCAGCACAAACTGCACAAACGGCTGCAGAGGCTGCTCAGACGGCTGCTGAGGCTGCTCAGGAAGCTATTGACGGTTTGTACTTAGGTGCGTTGTCTGCTAACCCTACAGTTGATCTTAATGGTGATCCTGTAACGGTAGGTGACTGGTACTTTAATACTGTTGATAACAGCACTCGTATTTATGACGGTACTAACTGGGACTCAATTAACCCTAACCTAGTTAACGACTCTACACCGCAATTGGGTGGTGACTTAGACCTAAACAGCAACGACATTACAGGTACTGGTAACGTCAACATCACAGGCAATGTAGTGCTTAGTGGTACTGTTGATGGCCGTGACGTAGCAACAGACGGTACTAAGCTAGACGGTATTGAAGCAGGAGCAGACGTAACGGACACAGCTAACGTAACTGCTGCTGGTGCGTTGATGGACAGTGAGGTTACTAACCTTGCACAGGTTAAAGCCTTTGACTCTGCTGACTACGCCACTGCGGCACAAGGCACACTAGCAGACAGTGCGTTACAAAGTGGGGACAACATATCTGTTTTAACTAACAACGCAGGCTACATAACGGGTAACGAAACCATTACTCTAACTGGAGCTATCACTGGCTCTGGCACAACTTCTATTGCAACTACACTGTCAACGATTGACGGGGGAACTTATTAATGACCACGATTAAACTTAAGAATGGTTCTGGCGCACCAACGGCTGGGGATCTTGTCCAAGGTGAACCCGCATTAGACTTGACCAACAAGCGCCTGTACACAGAAGACTCAGGCGGTACTGTTATTGAAGTAGGTACTAATCCCGGTACTAACGTAACCTTTGCTGATGATCTTCAGGCTGTCTTTGGCTCTGGATCTGACTTGGCTATCTATCATGATTCAGCTACAGGAATTAGCCATATTCGCGAAACTGGTTCAGGCGATTTAAAGATTAGAGCCTCTGATGTAAAGATACACGACGCCGCCGACAGAATATCAGCTACGTTTGCGATAAATGGTGCGGCGGCTCTTTACCACGCGGGTTATTCTAAGTTATCCACCACCTCTACAGGCATCGACGTAACGGGTACTGTGACGGCTGATGGTTTGACTGTTGATGCGGCATTAGCAACCATAAATGCACCAAGCAACAATGCTGATTTAGTTCTTACTGAAAACGGCACAAACACTGACGCAAGAATTAGAAACAGCAACGGTATTCTTGAGATAGACGCTGACTTAAATAATGAGTTTAGCAATAGCTCGATGATGTTTGCTGTAGACGGTACAGACAGGCTAAAAATTGATAACAACGGAGACATCAGCTTCTACGATTCGAGTGGCACAAGTCAGTCGTTGTTCTGGGATGCATCTGCGGAGTCTTTGGGTATTGGTACTAGCTCAGTAGACACCACCCTTCATTTGTCTGCTGGTAATATTGGCCCTGTATTAAGGCTCGAATGCACTGATACATCCCACGTTACTGACCAAGCAGTTGGTGTTATTGAGTTTGAGCATAACGATGCAACTTCAGTAGCTGGAGTACCAGTAAAAATCGGAGCCTATGCAGAAAATAATCATGGCTCTATGGGCTTACGTTTTTATACAGGTGTTGGTAACACTGCAAATGAAGTAGTGCGGTTTGACCATGACGGGAATGTTGGTATTGGTACAGACAGTCCGTCAGAAAAATTGCATGTAGCGGGTGCTTTAAGAATTGCTAATAACAGCGCAGATACCTATTTAGGATTTGGCTCAAACTCTGATAACTATATTTCTACTGCGTCAGGTGGAGCTACTATTTTTCGTGAGTTAAGCACAGAACGCATGCGCATCGATAGCTCTGGCAACTTGTTGGTTGGGACTACTTCTGCTTTTGGTACTACAGGCACAACTATTAATCAGGCAGGGTTAATTTATTCGTCTGCTGATGGAGACAGAGCAGGGCAATTTGATAGAACCACAAACGACGGTGAGATTGTTAGATTTACAAGGGCTGGCTCAACAGTCGGAAGTATTGGTACTGCAAACATTGACTCTATAACCATAGGTAATTCTACTGGTAACTTAATCCTATATGCCGGAACAGTAGCGCCTGCTTCAACTAGCGCAGGAGGAGCAAGCGATGGTGTGGTTGATTTGGGTACTTCTGCTAGACGCTTCAAAGACCTTTACCTGTCAGGCGGTGCGTACCTAGGCGGGGTAGCTTCAGCCAACCTGCTAGACGACTACGAAGAAGGGACTTGCGACTTAACGTGGTCGGACGGAACTAACAACTCTACTGTTGTTACAAATAAATACACAAAAGTAGGACGGATAGTAACAGTGTCTGGTTATGTTTCAGGGAATGTTTCTGGATTAACTGGCACAGCAGTTGCAAAAATTGCAGGTTTTCCGTTTGCATTTTCAGATTACGGTAGTTTTGCAGTAAAATTGCGTTATATAGATTCCCCAACTGGCTGTATTGGAATTGTGGGTAGCCATGCAAATTCTGGGTCAGTTGCTCAGTTGTCTTTTATTATTGATAACGGCAACTATGTTGATGTGCTTGTTTCAGACTTGAGTACAAATAATAACGATACTTATTTCAATATTACATATACCGCAACTTAACCATACGCCTAGTGGATTCTAGGTGCGGACTAAAGGAGAAAGACAATGGCATTAACTAAAAGCGTAACAGCAGACAAAATCGAAGTAGTCACTAATCAAGACGAGGACGGAAACGACGTAACCTCTGTTCAAGTACGGACTGCTACTAAGGTACTCGAAGACGGCGCTGTAATTTCACAGTCGTACCACCGTCATGTAATTCAATCAGGTGACGACTACTCATCTGAACCTTCTAACGTACAAGCTATCTGCAACGCAGTATTTGGAGACTAAGACATGGCTACATGGACTATCGCAAACCTTGAGCGTAACTTGGCAGACGGCGGTGTAACCGTTGCACACTGGCGTGTTAC